TCACTGTAATACCAAGGGAAAGTTTCGTTTTTAACTTCATGTAACTTATTAAGAACAGCATCAACTCCAGCGGCAATGTTATTACGGTCAAACTCCAAGTTTGCAGACAGTTCTAGGAACTTATCTTTAAACTTTGAATATTCTCTATTAGCAAGTCTAATAGACTCAACAAAATTCATTGTTGGGTGATTCAAAAACAGATTACTGTATACTGCTGGAGAACTATGCTGAAGTATGGTTCCACCGTTGTTTCTATAAACAATATCTCTGAGGTTGCTGTCACCTGGTACGCTGCCTACAATGTTAAGTGTATTATTCTTTAATCCAACAAGATGGTTGCGCATCTGCCCAAGTGTAAGCAACGACAAGTTCTTATTAAGACTGTTAACGTCAAGATTGGTAGGCACTGCATAGTTTGCGTTTTTAGATACAGTATTCTTATTAAAAATTGTAACAAAAATTGCATCATCCTGGGCAAGCAACTCTGCATTAACCAACACTGCATATTTGTCGACTACTTGTGTTGTAGCAAAGTTTCCAGGAGCCACAATCTTGTTATTGATATAAACTTTGATGTTAGGTTGATTTATGCTTGTGTCTGGTAGGAAGTCAATAGGGAACAAGTTGGTAGTACCATCATATGTGAATTCGTATGTTTGGTACTGTCTGCTAAAGTTTTTGTTGATTGTCCAAATGTTCTCACGTTGAACTGTGGTAGTGGTTATGTTTTTTTGTAAATATCCGCTGTTAACTTTTACACTCCACACTTCACCAGTACTCAACAAGTAGGTAAACAGGTCGCTATCAAAATTGTTCGAAAACTGAATGTCACCTTGTGTGGCAAAGTTTTTGTAATCTAACGGAAAGCCCAGTACTGGATCGTTGACCGTCCCAGTGCCCCTGCTATAGGAAAATATCTTTGTTCCAGCAAACGAAGATTCTGAATAGGTTAACTTGTTTGAGAAACTAACACCGTTTGTGTCTATAACATCATACAACGGTTCCTGACCTACTGCTGTTTTTTGTTGTGAGCTGACCCACAGTGTTCCGTTATAATGCCACTGTTTACCACCGTTCTCTCCATACAACACAACAACAGTATTTCTATCAACAACGTCAGCATCTGTGGCTTCAACAAGATATGCTTTATAAACATTACCAGGTGATTCAACTGCTAATTCAATTGAAAAATCATAAATCTTGTTTCTGACATCATTATTAGTGTCACTGGCAAATATTACTCTGTCACCATCAGTTAAGGTTAAAGTGCCCACTGTGAAGGTTGTTGTGTCTACAGAAACTACACCGTTCACTTGTGTAAATGCGTTTGTTATTGTTGTGTCTAGTTGATCAACTGCTAGTTTTGCTACAGCTCCAAAGTTGAACAACTGGTAATTGCTGTCAAACTCAATAATTGGTCTTTGTGCTCTTTTGGTTTGATCCAATACCAGATCGTTTAAATTGTATTGTGCGACTTCTTTAAGCACATCTGTGTGTACCCAACGATTTGTTCTACTCCATGGATTCCGATCAATACTGGATCTGTTTATTGTGAAGTAGTTTGGAGTTGCAGGTTGTAAATAAACCTCAAGTCTTGCGCTTGACCCTGTGCCTCCAGTTACTGTAACTGGGTTGGTAGGTAAAACAGAATAGTCTCCTCGTTTAACAATATCAAAGGTGCTTAATGCTCCTGATGTTGGCGGATCAATAGTAACGGTTGGAATTGCTGGAAACCCATCTCCTGCGGCTGTTACTGTTATACTTGTAACAACTCCAGCTGTGATTGTTGCAGTAGCACTAGCATTTGTGCCTGCAGAATTTGTACTGACAGTAACGTCCGGAGCAGTTAAATATCCCGACCCACCGTTAACCACTTCAATTGAAGCAACGCCGGCTGTGGTTGAGTCTAAAGTTGCTGTTGCTGTTGCTGTGTTTGCTTCAATTGCGCTAACCACTGCTGTTGCCGCTGTGGTAAAAGTTCCACCTTCTAGAGTGATACGATCGCCCACGACATAGCCTGTTCCGCCGTTGATCACAAAACTGGTGTTGATATCTTCAATCGTAATCAATTCCGATTCAGCAGTCAATGATATGCTTGTTCCTACACCTTCTACATAATAGGTTTTATTTTGGTATGCTGTAGTAACTGATGCATCAAACTTGATCTTCATACCATTGGTAAACACTATACCATTTGGACTGGTGTAGTTGGGTTTTCCTACAATCTCAATATCGGGATCAATTGTGTTGGCGATAGGATCGACTATACTGATAAACCCAACAGCGTCTGAGTCGAGTGAACTCTGATAGTATAGCACTGGCAAAGGTGCTGTAATTTGCGGTATTTGGTTATAGACATTCAACCGTTTAAAAAACTCTTTGCCGGCATTGGTTTGTCCGCTTACCACACGTACTTTGTTTTCGTCAGTAACTGTTGTTGCTTGTGTGAGCAGTATACGATCATCACCATTGGAGTCAGGCACAATCGTTATGTTATAGATGCTGGTTCTTTCTGCCAATGGTACTAAGTTGCTTTGATCAAAGTAAACAACTCCATCAACTGTTCGTGTGGTGTTTACCCAAAAAGCATCATCAATATACTGTGTGGTAACAAATATAATTTGTGTACCATCAAGATATTTAACTGGTCCGTCGACGCCCCCAAGAGTGTCGATTAATTCTTGTGGTTTAGCACCTTGCACTTGATTGTATGCAAGTGCAGTAGCATAATCAGCATTTCCAGCAACAGGCATTGAAGTGTACCTTACCTGAGCATCTTCAAGCGGAACAGTAAATGTAACTGTGCCTTGGTCCTCACCGTTGTTGGTAACGCCCAATACTGATCTTGTGGTTTGGCTGGTTATGTCAGGATTGATTCCATCTATTCCAGGTTTGCTTTGAATAAAAAACTGATTACCGGGCTCGTTGATTACAAACTCATACACTCCTCCACGAGCTAATGTAATTTGTGGATTAGGAACATTTTCGTTGTCAGTAAATGTATATTCGTTTAGTGTTGGATTATAAGATACTGTATAAGTTTTTTCTGTAGGTACATCTGTAGCAGATACCTGTACACTATCCGGCCCTTGCGGTAACCAGTAGTACTGACTGAAATTTACAAACTTGTCAAGATCAATCTTGGGATTATATGAATAATATTCGTTATCAAATAAACGATTTTGATTATTGTTAAAGCCACCATAATAGCCTACTTTGCTTAGTGTGTCTTGGTATGTGGTTGCAAAATCTATTTCGCCAGTGGTTGCGTTTTGTATTACAACACTAGGTTCTAGCTGATAATCCTGTCTTTCGGTAGTTGGTTCTTGTATGTAACTGTCTGATGATTTAAACGTAGGGGCTAATTTTCTACCAATGTATCCGTCAATCTTTCGAAGGTCGGGCTCACTAACCAATTGGTCAAGTGTAGCATTTAGAAACTTTTTATTTGTATTAGTTTGAAAAACCTCAGGTAAAAACCTATGAGTCTTAAATACAGCCATTACATGTCCACCTATGTTCTATTAAGTTGCCCTGCTGTAATAGCAGAGATAATTTGTACATCACTTACTGTTGCGGCGCTAACAAAAATTTCGTTAGCTTCTGCGTTTATTTGATATAGATCACCGAACGAATTGCTGGTTGCAGTTGGTACAATGATTATACTGCTGACGTCAGGTACCAATTGACTGTGCAAGTATGCGCTCAACTCGCTAAAATAAAATGTTTCGCCAAAATCCCAGTTAGCAATATCAAAGTAACTGTTGATAGCAGAAATAACTCGACTCTTTATTTCATTATCACTGATAGTAACTGCAGGATTTTTTACAACTTTGAACGTGGCTCGAAGAGCTGAATCAGCTTTGGCTCCAAATAACGGCTTAAAAGTTGCCGCATTGTAAATTAAACTATCACTGATTGTTTTGTAAGACTCGATGCTACCAAAACTAACACTCAGCTCAGACCCGGTAGGCTTTACTGGTTCTGTTACAGTGTTACTTGTGTCTGTGATGTACGCAGAGTACTCTGTGCTGTAGTCAGCAGTAAGCAAGTACAAGTCTATTAGATTATTAGGACTTGGATCAATTCTTCTATTATTTGGTGCATTGTGTGTATATTGGAACATGATATCTTGTCTACCATTGCGAGCAATATAATTCGTTACTTGTGTTAGTGCTGTACCTGATGTCTCGTAGAATTTGTCTTCTGTGTAGGCATAAAAAATAGTCCCAGCTGTATACAAGGACAACTTGTCCAGGATAGCTGTTTCTGTTGCATAAAGAGAAACAATCATAGTTCTGTCAACTGGATCATATGTTAAAAAGTTGTTCTCATTGAGAGATTGCACAAAATAAACATACTTGGTTGCAGGATTAGTATCTGGGTCCACTAGTGTTTCAAACAGATCTGGATCGTCTGGTACGCCGTCCAGTTCATCGTCGGGAAATGTAACAAGTATTTTTCTATTGTCATCAAACCCATCAGACTGTATCACCTTGTTGTCTATTCTCCAGGTTTGACTATAGAACAAACTACTGGCACTATCGGGTAATGTGTTGTTACGTAATACCTTAATACCATCCTGTATGGTTGTTGCTGTTCTGCTGTCGTATACTTTTACATCAGGATCAAAATAAAATCTTGTTTCTTTTTCGCTCTGGAAAAAATATTTAATACCACGTGATTGTACAGTGTACTCGCCGTTAGCAAATGACAACTTTAAGAACCAACTGTTGTCTAATCCTGTTCCGGTTATACTTCCTGCATTGGTCAGACTGAAATCTCCTGTTCCAAGATTTGATTCATCAACAATTTGCCAGGACATTTCAGTGACATCGTACCTGAGTCCAAATGTTTTATAGCTGAGAATATTGTTTGCTATTTGTGTAATTAGTGTAGTTGGCCAACTGGATTTAAACACTGGGATAACCTGTGACACAATTGCAGTTGATGGTACAACAATACTGAGGATTGCATTACCAATCCCTGGAGTTGGGTAAGAAATTATACTAGCCCATATGGTTGTTCTTTGGTATTCTGTAACAGGTGTGCCTGTTTGCAATTGGTTCTGGGCGTCAAAGTACTGGCCACTCGGTGCAGTAAACTTTACCAATGCTCCTTGAGTCAGGTAGGTGTAGTTGTTTGAATCAAAAGTTCCTTCACTTCTACCACCAGAACTTAACAACTGGGTCCAAGTTGCTGTAGGCACTTGCCTGGTAGCTGTTTTGTAGTACAAGTGTTTTGCTTCTGTGGTTGATATTAAACTTTGCAGAGTATTCTGCACAATAAAGTTAACTTCGCTACTGCTGGTAAATTGAAATACAGTATTGGTGCTTTGGTCTTCGTCGTAGATTATTCCATCCTGTGCAATAATATTTGTGCTGGAGTAGTTGCCAGTTGGATCAATAACGTCAAGGTATCTACTGATTCCTGAACTTGTTCTATTAACTGCTTTTGCTTTGACCACATTACTGAATGTTGTGTAAGGAAGAATATTATAGTCTTCGCCTGACACCATACGATTTTGTGTATAGTATTGCTGTGGTGCTTTTGTTCTTATATCTTCAAGTGTTTCTCTTGCATTAGCATTGGTTACTGTGTACTGCAATGCCGCACGTACTGTGAGTGTTTCGGGTCTTCCTGTTCTTCCTCTGTATGGAATATTAATAGTCACACTGCTCATTTCGTCAGGTGTGATCTTGTAGGTTAAGTTATTGGATACTCTATAGAAAAGTCTAAAGTTTCCAATTGGGATATTAGTAAAGGCACCATCACCAAACACCAAGTCAATTTGATCATCGGCTCTGGTGGCAACACTGTATAAATCTCTTTCGCTTGTTTCGTTAAAGATAACATTAACAGCATTAACGGCTGGTACTTGTGTCCATTCTGTGTCAACAACTCCGCTGGATAACAACTTGCTGAGCCAAATATCTGTGTTGTTGATATTGTTAAAGTTAACACTTACAGTCCGATTTGGTAAACTATCTGCTATAGAAAAATCCAGTTTCTTAAGTTCACCTTGTTTAAAGTAAAAGAAGTAACCAGTGTCGTTTGATCCATTGCCTTGATTATCGTTGCGATATAGTATATTAAACAGTCCGTTAGGATTAGGTGAGTTTTCGTATACAAATTCTTTGTCTGCTGTGGTAGCACTAACCACCTCAAAAGGCGTGGCGATGCCAGCTACACTGGCTGTGTATGACTGCGTAGGAATTATACTGTTTACCAATTTGAATGTATACTCGCTTGTAGCGATACCGTTTATATCTTTACTACCGCCTGGTTTACCTATAGACTGTTGATCTACCAATGTTGCATTCAGTATCGCAGTAAACTGTTCCAGCCAGTTTTCATTTGTATTGTCGTTCCAGGTAACCAAGGTATTGCTGAGATTATTGCCTAATCCATCAAACACTGTTTCCGATGTTTGAATACTTTCAAACTTTAGGAATCCTGATGCAGGTATGTTCCGCTTTGGATTATAGCTAACAAGCCTGGCCAACTTGAGAATGCTGTCTCTGCGTTCTGCTGTGTCTAGGAAGTTTTCTCTAGCGTTTAGATCTGTTCTAAATGCTAAACTTTGTCCGAGGAATGCAATTAGATCAATAAGTGCAACGTACTCGCTTGACTCTGTAAAGTCATTGAAGTCTTCAGGATAGTAAGTACGCAAGTACTCAATCATGCTTTTACGGATGGTTTCAAAGTCGAAACTTTGAAAATCAGCTTCCCTGAAAGTTTGATAGATTTTGGTCCAATCTTCCTGAACCAATAAGTTAGTTTGTCGTGTAGTAGTAGCCATATCTCATCAAATACCTGTTATTAGGTATTTATGGCATTTAAAAACGGCTTATATTATAAAACGCTTAGATTGTTTGTATTGGAGTTGAACGCTAGACTAAGTCTATCTGTGAAATTTCCAGGAAGGAATGTTAGATCAATCTGCACCTGTAACCCATGTTCGAATTCGTCCATGAGCACACTGTCCACACGCAGCCTTGGATCTGAACCTGCTATAACTCGTACATCTTCTACTATTACAGCTTTGGTATCTTCTGTGAGTGGCTCATACAGCATTTTCCAGATAATACTACCAAATGCTGGGTTCATCAGTTTTTGTCCCTTTTCTATACTGAAATGATTTATTAAGTCACGCTTAACAAGTTCATAGTCAGTTAGACGGAACTTTTTCACTTGATTTACTGTACTAAAACCTTTGTATCTTGCTACCATAACTGTATTTACTCTTTTTATGCTTACTGGTTACTGGTTTTTACTGCATACTTACCAGCATTAAAAAACAAGGAACCTGGTCTACCTTGACTGTCTACTATCAGGTCTGCTTGAACTTTCCACTCTTTTACCTTAGATGCTATTAACGAAGTGTAAACTGATGTAATACTATTGTTTAATGCTGTAATATTTGCACCAGCTGAACCAATGGCTGTTACCTGGGCAATTCCGTTTATGTTTGAAAACAATGCACGTTGAACAATTTGTGTGGTTTTAAGGGCAGAGTTATTTAGATCTTCGACTGTGGCGTACAGCTTCCTTTCACTTAGTGGGGTCGCTGAAGTTAAGGTAAAATCGCCAGCAATGTCAGC